ACTATTTTTTCATCTTCTTGGGCAGGTTCAGGTAGATAAACAATATCCCCTATATCTAAAATTTCCTTTTCGATTAGATGTTTATTAAGTTCAAGTATTCTCTCAAAATTATTAAGAGTTCCTAAATTTTCATAAACTATTTGGTCAAGTCTTTTATTTTCAATTACTTTAATTTCAATCATAATAAGCCTTCAATTGCACTTTAAAATCGTTTTTAACATAATGTCCGTCTTTTAAAAACATACTTCTTGCTTCGTTTATGCTTTCTATTATCACCATTAGGCTTTCTCCACTTCCTAATGTAAGTCTTATAGGCTCTTTTTTCTTTGCAATGTCTTCAAGTTTTTTAAGAGAGGAATTGCTCTTTGCGATGAGTTTTCCTTCTAAGCTAAAACTTTCTTCATATCCCTTAATTGCTTGGTAGGTTGGATTATTGCCTATTCTGTCTCTTTTTGCAAAATTAAACTTTAAACTGCGGTTTAATTTTTCAAACTCAACTCCTCCAATTTCAAAAATAAAATCTCCTAAACTACACAACATCGCTTAAGCTCCTTTGTTTTCTCTCAAAATCAATTTCTTCAATAATTTGCTTTAATTGCTCTTTTAATTCCTCAGGGTTTGCTATTTTCCCGTCTTTTGTTTCTACTTTTATATCTCCGAAATTAAAGTTATAAACTATTGTTTGCCCTGCTGTGGATTGTGTATTTTTTGCACTTTGCACTTGTGTGTTTACAGGAACGGAAATAGGTTTTATAGGACTAATAGTTTGCGTTTTAACTGTTAAAGGTTTAACCTGCACAGGCTTTAGGGTGGTGTTTGTAACAGGCTGTGCGGTTGCAAGTGTAGTTGCGGCAACTGTCGTTGTTACAACTTTTTTGGCTGTAGATAAATTTTCTTTTTCTTTATTGTCTCCTCCGAAACTAAAAAAGTTTTTTATTTTCTTAACTGTATTTCCAATCCATTCAATCTTACTTTTTATCCAGCCTATCAACTGTCCCCATAATTTTTTAATAACATTTATCGGATGTAAGAAAACATTCGTTACAAATAAAGCTCCTCTTTTAAATCCTGCTCCTAAACTGCTCCAAAAACTATTAAACCAATTAGCTAAATTGCTCCAAATAGCGCTTATTACTTCTACAGGCTTAGAAAAAATATTGCTTATAAAAGTGATTCCCGCATTAAACTTCTCTTTAAGCCAATTCCAAAATTGTTCAAACCAACTGCTTATTGCAGACCAATTGTTTATAATAATTCCAAGCGGAGAAAAAGAGATAAAATTTTTTATAAATTTCCAAACACCTTTAAAAATACTTTTTATTCCATTCCAAAGCCCACTAAAAAATCCTTTTAGCTTATTCCAATTGCTATAAATAAAATATGTCCCAACAGCAATTGCGGTTATTGCTATGCCTATTGGATTTGTAAACACTGCTCTACCAAGCCATAAAAGAGATTTGCCTACAAATTTAAGTGCGTTAGATGTTAATTTCGCCGTAACATTTAATGTTTTAAGTGCGAGATTATAAGCATAAATTGCACCTGTTTTTAGATTTGCTTTTATAAATAAAAGACCTTTACCTGCTAGATTAAGTGTATTATTTAAAAGATTTAAACTTTTACTTACAAATAAATTAGCCACTCCCCAAGCTTTTTTAGCAATAGTTAAAGAAACAGTTTTAGTCCTTAATAAAATGCTTTTTAATGAAATAGAGCTTAAATAATTCTTTAAACCTAAAAGATTTGCTTTTGTAATTAGTGCGGTCCTGTTAAAAATTTTATGAGCTTTATCAAGCAAAATAAGCTCTAATTTATTTATTTTTAATGCTTTACTTAAAAAAGTAAGTGCTATTTTAAATCTTGTAATTCCGCTGATTATAAAAGTTAAGAAATACCCCACAGCCGCTCCTACAACAGTAAAACTTCCAAGAGCAATAGCTGTTGTAGTGATAACTTTTCCTAAAATAGGAAATTCTTGATTAAAATTAGCAATAAAATCTGCTATTTTTACCCCAAAATCTGCAAAAGTTTTTAAAACAGGTAATACTACACTTCCTAAATCTATTGCTATTCTATTTAAAGCATTGCCTAAAAGTTGTAATTGATTTGCAGTAGTTTTGCTTCTATTTTCAAATTCTCTTTGCATTGAATTATTATAGCCTTGCTCATTATTTACAAGTTTTAAGGCTTTTTTGTAATTATCAAGTCCGGCTACCAATAAAGCAATATCATCACTATATTCAGCTCCGAACATATCGGTTAAAATTCCCATCTGAGTTTGTTTATCAAATTGTTTTATTCTATTTAAAACCATCATAATAGCTTTTTGAGGATCATTTTTAATTGCAAATTTTATATCTATTGCATTTAGTCCGAGTGCTTTTAGTCCGTCTTGAAATTTTTTACCTTGCTTATCGGCTGTGTTAAGTTTTGTAAGGAGTGCATTTATTGCAGTAGCAGCAACTTCTGGCGGTTTTCCCATTGCTAAAAACGCATCAGCAAGTGCTGCGGCATTCTTAGCACTAAGTCCGAACATTTTAGCAGTCCCACCGATTCTGCTTAATACATTTATCATATCTCTTGCTTTTGCTGCTGTATTATCGGATAGATAATTTAACACATCCCCAAGTTTTGTAGTCTCTTTAAGTCCTAATCCATATACATTCATAATCTTAGCGACTACTTCACCCGCTTCATCTGCACTCATATCAAAGGCTGTAGACATTTTTGCAACTACTTTTGTAAAGTCTATCAATTTATCTTTTGCTATACCAAGACTAGCCCCACTTGCAGCAATACTAGCAAGTCCATCTGCTGCAATAGGAATTTTAGTAGAAAGTTTTTCAAGTGCAAGAGACATTTTTTTAGTCTCTTCCTCACTTAAATTAGCAACTTTTACAACATCCGCCATTGCACTTTCAAATTCAATTGCTTTTTTAACAGGATAGCTAACAGTAGCGCCTATTGCAATAGTATCAAATATTTTACTTTTATAATCTTCTCTTTTTAAACGATTTAATTCAAGAGTTAATTTATATTTTTTTAATCTAAAAAGAGTTTTATCTAATGCTCTAAACTCTAAATTAGTCTTTTTTGCTTCTTCTTTTGCTTTTTCTAACTCATCTTTTATATTTAATTTTTGTCTATTAAGTGCGGAAATTCTTTTATTTACTTTTTTTAATTCTTCATCAAATTTTTTTGCTTCTTCATCTGTTTTTGCAAGTGCTTTTTTAAGTTGTAAATCCTTTTTTTTGCTATATAAATTATCAAGCGTTTTATTTAAAGTAGCCAGCCTGTCATTAAATTTTTTAACTGCCGTAGTTTCTTCAAGAATATTCAATTTTTCCTTGTTTAATTTTTCAATTGCACTTCCTAGTTTATTTGTCTCTCCTAATACACTCCTAAATCCGTTAACAGCTCCTGCAACAGCAGAGCCTATAACTATGTCTATTCCAAGTGTTTTTGCCATTTTTTAGCCTTTTTGATATAATAAACCTATGAAAACATTAGCTAGATTTTTCGATTCGCCAATAGCACCGATATTGCTTAGTTTTATTGTTATGTTTTTATATACTTATTTAACAGGTGCTGAGTTTTACACTGCTATTTTCGGTTCTGCATTTTTTTCAATTATAGGAGGATGGATTTTTGCTACTCCTATAACTTATTTTTTAGCTTCAATTTTTGATTCTGATTAATTCGTTTGCTTCCTCAATAAACTGAGTAAATTCTTCAACTTCCATATCAAGTATTTCATTATAAGAAAAATGCAAGACATTACCGATTAAGGCAATGCCTTTTAAAAGATTTTTATCCCAATTTAAGATAAAAAACCCATTAAAGCCTCTTGTAGCTTTTTATAATCATCTAAATCCATTTCATCAATCTCTTCAAGAGTCATATTAGTTAAATTTCCAATGAGCCTCATTTCTTTTTCTACCTCATTATCCACATCAGAGACAATTCTCATATCTCTAACTTTTGGTTTTCTCATTTTTATAACTCTTCCATCACTTAATTTAATTTCTACCATTTCCTCTCCTTAAAAGTTTTACATTAAATTTTTTCTAAGTTCTTCTAAAACATCTACACCGTCAAGCACTGCTACTAAATTATCTACATCTATTAAAACGCCTTGTTTTCCATCTATTTCAAGCGCATATTTTCTAACGCTAACTTTAATAGTTCTTTTTGCAGTCTCTCCGCCTTTTAAGGAATTATCAGTTACGGTAACATCTCCGGCAATCGTCGCAACAACTCCTTTCTTTGTCCCGCCTTGCACAATATTTGCTTTACAGATAAATACAACCGGAAGTCCTTTTTTCATATTTGCAGCCATTGCCGCATAAACAATAGGAGAATACTCTGTTAAAGTAATCTCCGCTTCCATTTTTTCAAAAATCCCGGTTTGTATATCTCTTTCAACTCCACCTACAACTACGCTTTCCAACTTCTGCTTAACCTCAGGAAGTTTTACTTCTTCCACAACCCCTAAATGTCCAACTCCATCTATAAATACATTTACATCACTTATCTTTTCAGGTGTTCTTACAGCCATTTCTTATCTCCTTAAATAGAATTAACCCACTCTACAAATGCAGAGTTCCAGTCGTCGCTAAATACAAGATTAAAGTTTAGCTCTCTAATCGCCGGCATATTTGCTGTTTTAAGAATAAATGTAAATTTACCAGCCGTTACATCACTTAAATTAGGGTCAAGATGAATTTCATAGCCAAGTGCTATATTTGCACCTTTAAGTTTATTGAAAAAGTCTATACAAGTTTGTTTTACATAAACAAGCTGGTCTGCACTTCTATCTCTTGCCCATTTGTTTGCTTTAATAATCGCATCAAGCCATCTGTGGAATGTTCTTACTCTCTCAAGACTTTGCCAAATTGGGTCTATGTCTCTTGTTTCAAACCCATAACTTCTCCATCCTTCATCTCGCAGGATAGAGCCAATACCGTTTTGTCTTAATCTTCTTGCTTCGCAATCAACTCCATCAAAGTATTCAATAATTCTTTCTGAACCTGAAACACCTTTAACTATTCTATTTGAATGGCTTCTTGCATATCCGAATTCATCATGTCCGTTATCTCCACCTGCATCCCAATAAGCAATAAGACCGGCAATTAATGCACTTGTAGGATAAAGTTTTCCTTCTACTTTGCTTCTTCCACTATAAAAAACCATATATCTACTTCCAAAATTATTTACAAAATCATTCGCAGTTGCTTCGTCAGGTGCATTTACATCTACAATAGCAGTTGATTTGAACACACTTGCTAAACTGTCCATTTTTGCCGCTACATCAACATCATAAGAGTATTCAGGACAGATGATTAAATCCGGTCTTGTTAAAATATTTTCATCTTGCGGAGCAGTTTTAAGCACATCAAGCCCAGCAAGGACGTTATCTTTTACACTATCTCCATCTGCTACAAATTTAACTACAATCTTCCCTCTCACACCCTGTAAGCTAATAGCATTTGCTGTTTTATATGCTAAATCATCAATTGTCGCACCTTTTTCTTCAAGGTAAGTTTTCATCTCATCCGCACCGTTAAATGCTTTAAACTCTCCATCACTATCTCCAAACGGCACAACAATACCGATAGGCGTAGAACTATCTACTAAAACAGGTCTTGCCGCTTGAACGCTAATACTTCCGTTAATTCCAAAGTTTAAATCCATTTCCTCTCCTTAAAAGTTTTATTCCTCACAATAAATTTTATTGTTTATTTTTGTCGGATTTTTACATTCTTTAACTTGCTTAATCTCCTTTGCTACACAAATATTGTTTTTATAATTCTTGCACTTTGTTATAGTTAGTGTATCCCCTGCGCAACCTATAAACATAAATGCAAAAATTACGACAAACATTAAAACTAATCTACGCATTAAATCCTCCTTTAATTAAGATAAATAAAAAATACACAATCCACACAAAAGGAATTACCGCCAAATCCGGCAAATCCCATTTCAAAACATTCCAGCCTTTATACCAACTTCGAACAGGTATATGCGCTTTTATTTCATAATCTCTTCTTTCTCTACCTAAAAAGAAAAAGGTAGTCGCAATAACACCTAAAAACAAATCCTTAGTTAAAACAAAAGATATTGCTAAAAAAGCAATACCTATTAAAATATGTCCTATTGCATTCTCTAAAGGTGTTCTTCCGCTTTTGTCGTGCATATTAAACCTTTAAATCTTTTACAATTTCTAAAAGCTCATCAAAATCACTACAAGCATTA